GTTCGACCCGAGTAGTGGACGCATTGTTGATACTCCCGATTCTGCGGTGGTTCAAGCTGTTCGGCAGATTTGTCTGCTTTACAGTAAGATCCTTCTACCCTGCAGCGATGCTAGGATAGATGCCGCTTTTAAGGGATATATCAATTGTGAGAAGTCAGTTCGTGAGACTGATGCGCGCTTGTCTTCATATGATTATGGAGACTTTCACCGCGTATCAACCCTCTTGTTTAGGGACTTTTTCCACAAAGTGAACGAAGACGTTTACTATGAGAGAATCGTCCCGAAACACGGACCAGGAGCCACAGCAGATCGAATTTCTGGTAATCAGAAATTCAATAATGCTACGTGGACATCCAGACTTGAATCGATATTCCCAGCCGGGAATTTCATCTATTCAAGCTGGGGTCATTTTGACCCTGACCGTACGAATTGGCTCGAACCTGAGGCAGAGATTCCCGTTAAGGTAATCACTGTCCCTAAAACGCTCAAAACGCCACGAATTATCGCGATTGAACCTTGTCACATGCAATATGTGCAGCAGGGTCTTTTGCGATCGTTCATGGAGCATTTGCGGAGCTTTGACACGCTCTACAATCTCATCGGATTTGATGACCAAACTCCTAACCAGGAGCTTGCTCGTCTTGGATCTCTTAACGGAGATCTCGCTACACTCGATCTGAGTGAAGCATCCGACCGCGTTTCGAATCAGCTCGTACGGCTCTTATTTCGTGACTACGCCTGGCTTCTGTCAGGCGTAGACGCGTGTAGGAGCCGGAAGGCTGATGTACCTGGTTTTGGCGTTCAACGCCTTGCCAAGTTCGCGTCTATGGGTTCAGCTCTCTGCTTTCCCGCCGAAGCTATGGTCTTCTTGACCGTTGTCTTCTTAGGGATAGAAAGAGAGCTAATGCGTCCTCTTACTACTTACGACATCCGTCGTTTTGTTGGTAAGGTGCGTGTCTACGGGGATGACATCATTGTCCCAGTAGAATATGTGCAATGCGTTGCAGAACGACTTCAAACTTTTGGGTTTGTTGTCAATTCTGGTAAGTCTTTCTGGACTGGAAAGTTCAGAGAGTCTTGCGGTAAGGAATACTACGATGGCGAGGACGTTAGTATTGTCCGAGTCAGACGAGTATTCCCTACCAAGCGCACTCACGCTCAGGAGATCATCTCGATTGTTTCTCTCAGGAACCAGATGTACTTTGCTGGTAACTGGAAGACAACTCGTTTCTTGGACGACTACATTGAAGGATTGATTCCTTTTCCTGTAGTTGGACAAGAATCTCCTGCCTTAGGCCGACATTCTTTTCTGCCCATCGTTGATGAGCAGAGACAGTGTCGTTATCTTCAGAAAGGCCTTGTCAAAGCCTTTTCTGTAGTTGTCCGTCCCCCACCAGATCTTCTGGAGGGGAACGGGGCCTTGGTCAAATGTTTCATTAACCTCGGTGAGCCATTCGCCGACAAGAGACATTTGGAACGTGCTGGAC